AAGAATAAAACTACATCACTCATGGCTGGTAAGAAACTTAATATCTTACCTAACACTACAAAACAAATTGTTAAACTTGTTCCTTCTAAACTGTTCATATCTAAATTGGGAGTATGCATAAATTAAATGTCTTTTGTAATTATATCATATTTAGAGTTACATCCGCATTGATCGCATAATTCCAATGTTTCTTGAATTATATCTTCTATTTCATCATTAGTTAAGCAAGAGTCTAAATCATAAGGAGGGCCTAAACTTCTTACAGGTTGTACACTTTTAATATTTAAAGAATCACAAAATAAGAAGTTATTCCTGTGATAGGGTTTACAGTATAATGTGTATTAGCATTAGGTCCTAAATCTGAACTCCAATAATCAGTTGAAGTTAAACCACTAATAGAAGATTGATTAGCATAAATTGATAATAATTCAGCTACAGTAGGTAATCTCCAATTACCTCCTAAATTAGTACATACTGTAACAGCATTTGTATAAGTAGCAGGACTTATATGTGTTGTATATACTTCAAATGTTACTCCATAAGTAGCAGGAATATCATATACAGAAGCATAATGCTTATTTAAAATATTTACTAAGCTCATAATATATCTTACATTTTTATATGTAGAGAATCTATTAGGTTTAGTAAACATTTCTTCCTTTAATCCTTTATAAGCTAAATCTGCAGCACAGCATTTAGCATTAAAAATGATTTTCAAAGTCAACTATACTTCTAGCCATATTAACAATTTAAACAATTTTGTTCACTACAAATCCATTGAGCTTTAGCTAAATGTTTATTAGCCATATTTAATTTACCACAAGCTGCTGCATATTTAGCTGCTTTTAAATAACTTTCTGCTTCTAATGCTTTATTTAATTTTTCACTTTTACAATCTGTGCAATCAAGCCTGAGAAGCTAGATGAAATAATTTATCTACACAACATGCTACAGCTGTAGTTACTAATAAATAAGTAGTAGCTGTATAAGAAGTTTTAGCAATAGGCGCATCAACAGTATATACAAATTTATAAACTCCATCATCAAATGCTTCAGTAGTTGTATTAGAACTATATGCTAAAGAATTAGTTAATGTAGGAGTACCTGTAGTAGTACCTGTTATAATAAAAGTTTGATTGCCAACTGAAACAGGATAAGCATTTGTTATATTGTATCCTGTTATAGAAGAACCTGTAGTATTTAATAAACTAGAAGTTGTAAAATTATGATAAGCAGCAAAAGTAGTATAAGTTACTTGAGAACCATTTCCTAAAATAGCATCAAGGCTAAATTTACTATTTAAAGCTTTAGTAATATCAAAAGTATATGTTTCTGTACTATCAGGAAAATTAGATGAAAATCCTCCTCCATAATATTGACCTTTTGTATAAAATAAAGTTTTAGTAGTATTATCAGGAGTAGTTATACTTAATGTAGCAAATCCTATGTTAGTTAAAACTTCATTAGGACTTCCCCAACCTGTAGGATTTAAATTAACATTATAAGCTCCTGTAGTTTCTGTAAATGTCATTGTCTTTCCATTAGAAGAGAGACTAACATTAATACTTAATTCTAAAGCCATTTTATTTTTTTTAAAGATTATATTTTAAAAAGGGTAGGCTAATTTTAACCTACCCTTTTAATCAACACTAGGAAACTAGGTGAGAGTTTTTATTACATTACAGCTATTGCAGGAGATATAGCAGTCCAATCATTTAACGCAACTTGTACAGCAGTAGTAGTACCAGTTGTGCCTTGAGAAGCTCCAGCAGGAATCATAATTTTTACTAATTGCGGCATATCAGCTGAACTAACTACTACTTCATCCATATGAGTATAATGCTCAATTGTTAATGTAGAATAGTTTGTAGCAGATACAGGGAAAATATCTCCATTTGCTGCTGTACTAGTAGGAGTAGCAGTACCTGCACCTACAGTTACACCACTTGCAGCTGCTACAGTACTAGCAAATACAAAAGTAGTTGTAGATGGAACAGCTACAATTTGAACAGTTACAGGTTACCAATTGCAGGAGTAGTTACACCAGCAATAGTTACAGTTTGGCCTACTACAAATCCATGTGCAGCAGATGAAGTAAGAGTAGCAAATGCACCAGTAGTTACATAAGCAGAACCTGCAGAAATAGTAGCAGCTGCAGTAGCTCCAACTGTATTACTAACTGAACCATCAGCTGTAAAAGTCTCATTAGCTAAAGGCAATGGAATACTCATACGGTTTAATGCTCCTTGGAATCCTTTGCTAAATGATTCTTCTTCTAACACTAAACGTCCATCTCCATAACCATAACCCATTTCTTGAGTTTTAGATAATAGAGTAGCACCAAATCCACTCATTTGAAGAGTGAAAGATACACGCTTAAATTTAAAGAAGTCACGACGGAAAGGTAAGAGCTTACCTGTAAAACGAACACCCCAAGATGCACCTGCAGTTACTAATCCTGCATCAGCTGTAACTGATAAAGCTGTATTGCTAGGACCTGCATAAGGCTGGTCAAGAATCCAAGCATTACCAATAGTAGGATGTGCCGCTTGTACAGTATATACAGGAACTGTTGTACCACGTCCTGAACCTGTAGCTCCTAATATGAAGTACTGAACCTGCCAGCTACGTTAGTCATTGTACCATTAGGAACAATAACATTAGAACCATGCACTACTGCAGCAGTAGTAGCTGTTCCTGTTGCTGTAGCAGCTGAACCTGAGTTTAACATAGCAGCAGTAATAGATAAACCATCTGTTGTATACTTCTTCATTACATTCTTAACAACAGCTTTAGCTAAGTCTTGTTGAGAAGTAACTAAGTTGTTAGGAACAGAAGTTACATTTTTCTTCTTTTGTTCTGCCCACATCATGTCATCTTGATTCTCAATTACAGTTAATTGAAAATCTAAGCCTGCAGTAATGTCTAAAGAACCAGTTGAAGTCCAGTATAACCAATATGATAAATTTGCTCTTGGCCAAAGCTAAAAGCTCTACCACGATAAGCAACTAATTTATTATAATTGATTTTTGCAAGACACACACTAAATTGTCACCATTACGTTGTACAATTTGAATCCAAGGTGATGTAATATTGCTCATAGAAGTTGCATCATAAACAACACCTGCGCTATTTACTACTACAATTTCACCATCAGCAATATATCCTGTAGCATTAGGATCAGTTACCTGAGCACTTGCTGTACGTGCAATATTTTTTCCAATGAATGTTTCTTGAGATTTCTTACGCTTAATACGCTCATTTGATTTAAATTTTAAAGATTAAAGAATTATGAATTTGAAGATAAGTGTACCATTCAATGCATTTGTAGCATGTACATTTCTAAAAGAAATTACAAAGCTACCTGCACTAGGTACAACTTTTATAACTACAGGTTCACCTGTTGTATAGGAACCTCCTGCAATTTGAACTAATACTGTACTACTTGCTGTGCAATATGCATCTGTTACTGTAAGAGTAGCTGTAGTTACAGCAGCAGTAGTTAAAGATTCAGTAGTAATTGTACCACTAAGAGCATTTAGTGTAGCCGCAGCTGAAGCACTAGTAGCTGTATTAGCAGCAGTAGTAACATCTGAACGATTGTTAACCCAATCAATAATTGGATTAACGTCTGAAGCACGAGCTGGTTGATTATTCCCAGTTCCACCTTCTAATTGAACCAATCTTCTAGAAAGAGTTCTGATTTTTTGAAGTAAAGCCATTTTATATAGTCTTTATGTGTTTATCTAATTGTTCTAATTGTAATCTAGGGTCTCCAAGAGTCTTCATTGCTAATTCTACAGCCATTTCGAGCTATTTTAGTTGCAGCTTTGGAGAGTAGTTCACAGTTTTGGTTTATATTATATCCTAAGCTTGTGCTAGAATAGTTTGTACCATATTGAATTCTTATCGGCTCTTTTAATACAATCTAAGTAGTATGTATTTATAGTAGCTCCTGTATATCTCAATAACTTCAAAATAGTGTGTAATTCTTGTAACAGTAGCATTAGGTAAACTTAATACTGCAGGAGAAGTTAATCCATTTGTAGTATAAAATGTAAATTGACTAGGTATAGCTGTATTTATTTGATAAGTACCATTATATCCTGTCTGTAGTTACACCAGTTAAAGTTACTGTTTCACCAGCTACAAAAGTATTAGCAGCTGTAACTGTTACTAAACCTGTCAAAGCATTTTGAATTATACCTGTTGAGTAGCTATCAGCTGTAGTAGAAGTATAATCACTCAGTTAACCTAAAGATTTCTCTTTCCAAGGTTTCTTAAAAGGATTGCTTATAGCTTTGTTATACTCATCTCTAGTCATATGGAATCACAGGAACTCTTTAGTTACTTGATTTACCACAATCTGTATAAGTAATACTAGCTTCTTCTAACAAGGAAAGCCTATAATCATATCCATTTGCAGAAGAACGTAGGTAAAGGAACTTTACACCTGAAGGTTTTGAACCACTTGAGAATGGATCTACTTACTGTATAGGATTTAGTTATATCCTTAGTAAAATCCATCCAACCCTGAGATTTTTCTAAACCATCTTCTGTTAAGGATTTTTAAGAATTGGTAATAAGCATTATTCAAATAAATGTCAATCTCTTCTGCAGTTAGCTTCTGGAGCAGAGTTATTACTCTGCTTGTCAAGCCAATGCAAGAATTGTTCATGCATTTGTTGAACAGTCATTATCATTACTTAGCTCCTTTTAGTTTAGCCAATAAGCTAATTTTAGTTTCTTGAAAATCATCAGAACGTAGTTTATTAATTACATCTAACTTAGACATACCTAACTCTACACCACCATTAATAAAGAACTTGCCACCTTTTCTTATAATAACATTTTTAGAAATTAAATCTTTCTAACAATACATAGTCTTTATAATAAGGATTATCAAACGCTTGTAAGAATTCTTCAGGACGTGCTTCTAACAATATTACCTAAAGTCTGCTCAATTCAAGTCAGGCTTAGTAGTACTATCAATTTTATATGCACCTTCATCAAATACTTTAAGGTAGTTAACCTTATCAGCAAGACTCATGTTACTGTATTTAACATAAGCTTTAGTCTTCATATTGATTTTCTCAGTATCATATTTAGCTTCTTGTTCTACTGAACTAAGTACAACATCTGCTAAACCATTTACTGCTAAATCTTCTTTGCCTTTAGCTACATCGGAGCTGAAGCATTAAGAATTTTATACCAAAGTTTATGTTTAATGTTATTATCACAATCTAATGTTAGTCCCTCTTTAGGAACTTTAACTGCGTTTCTATGTTCTGACCAAAACTTCTTATTGTAAGGTGACAATGAACCTGGTTGTAAGAACATTTCTGTTTCAAACGCAATTCTTTCTGCATCAGATAATCCTGTTATTACAATATCAGAGTTTTCTCTAGACCTTGCTGGTACTATCCAAATCTGAGAACCAGAGAAGATAGTATTACCATCATGGTTAGGGTTAATGGCGTGAAGCCAAGACTTTCTGCAAGGCTTCACAGACCATTTACCTGATATTTGAGAGAGAGGATTACTCACTGTTTTTTTGGGTTTGTGTTTCAACTGCACTTTTCTCCATCACGATTTAATTTTTATAGTTATTAATAAGTAATATCTGGAATTAATTCACACGCACTCAAAGGATTTTTCAACATAATACCTTGCGTAGCTCTGGCAATACATTTCATATCCATCAACTGGAGATGCACCCATACCACCATTTTGAGGACCAAAAGGAGTAGTAGAACCTGGTACATACCATTTAATTTCTGAACGTCCTTTAGGAGCTACTTTCTGAATGTTTGGCTCACCATTAGTTGTTCCAATATTGAAGATAGTCATACGATAGTTTTCAGTATAACCTCCATCAGGATGCTCCATACGGTGCAACACTGCATCATCATACTGAGGCATATGAGCTACAGTAATCTTGATACCTTGAGGTCCTAAGAACTGCTTGTATTGTCCTCCTAAAGTTTTGTTTTGACCTGAACCTTTAATACGCTCACTATCACCTAGAGGAATTAATACTCCAATTTTATCTTCAATTAATTTGTGGAATTGAATCATTCCTCTTTCACCTGTTAGAATTAAGAACTCACGCTCATCTTCAGGTAAAATGTTAATTGACAAGTTAGTCATTACTTCCAACAAATAATCTAATGTTAATGTGTTGTAGTAAAACTTATAAGTCGGAGAGATTTGCTCACGTAAACCTGCACCTTGCTTAATAGGGAATCCATTAGGAGCTTTCTGAGTGAAAGTACCATCTGCATTACTATTTAAAGTAGAGTACATTAATTGGTTAGCTTTCTCTTTAGCCCATTGGAAGTTGAATTCCATCTCTTGCCATTTAGTCCAAACAGTTACAGATTTTCCTTCTGAACCTGTCATCTTAATTAACAAAGGACGGTCTTGCATATTTCCAGGTACTACATACTTCTTAGATAAAGTAGAGAACTGGTTACGCATTTCAAACATTGAGCTGAATTGAGTCTCACCATATTGGTCATTTAATGTGTTAGTAACAGAGTTGTACAACTTAGCACACTTTACGACCTGCACGAAGCAATTCAGTAGGAGTGAAGTATGCACCATCTGCACGCATATGACGAACAGTATATACCCAATTTGTACCATCAGGACGACCATCATCTTCAATACGTACACCATGTTCTACATCATCAAATGAAACATAGTCAGAAGCTACAAAGAACTTCTCAGTTAATGTAATTTCGTAAGTAGTCTTACCTAATCCTGGCGTAGCAGAGTTAGTTGCAGAGTATCCTACGATAGTAATAGCACGACGGCTATCACCTTTTAACATCCACTTATATTCACCATCATGATCAAACAATTTAGTAGGGTATTTAGATAAGAATGAATCTAATCCAATGTATCCCATACGGTTGAATACTTCAGTTACAATATCTGAAGCTAATTGTACGTCATTTTGATAAATAGCGTATAAGTGGTTTTCAGTAGTTAGGCCAGCCCAAGACTTAGCGTAACTAACCTGCAAGGAATTTAATTTTTGTGTTGCAGCCATTTAACAGTTAATTTTAGTTAGTTTATTAGAATTTATAAGATTTTTTAGATGCGTCAATAGCTTTTTTAATTACTGACATATCTATTTTATTATTTTTTACAGTGCTATTTTCAGTATTAATAACACTCTTAGTTTTTTGAGCAGCTTTAGTGTAAGCTTTTCTTTCTACTGCATCTAGTTTACCTTCTAGTTGTAGTACAAATTGAGCTACTGCTAATTGCATTTCTTTAGAAGCCATTCTATTTTCAAGTTCTGTACGACCATTTCTATCTCTACGAGTAATAGCCATAAATAACTTTTCTTTATCTTGCTTTTGCAAAGGAACTCCAGGAATAAAACCTTCTGCTGTTTCTATTTCCCTTTTTAGTTGAGTAATTTGATGCATATATTGTTGTTGAGCCATCATTTGTTTCTGCTCAGCTTCATATGCTAATTGCTGTTGATAAGAAGCTTCATATTTCTTAAGTTTTTTAAGAGCTACTTTAGCTTCTTTTTCTAACAACAAACCATCTTTATAACCTTCAAGTTTTTCTTTAATTTCTTCAGGATCATGGTCTTGTAATGCAAGCCATTGCCCAACTAAACTTTCTTGTAGGTCCTCATTTTCCTTTAGAGTTTCATCATTAATAGAAGCAAATGCTTCTTGACGACCTCTAGAATTAATTAAATCATTTAATGGAACACCTCTCATGTATCCATCAGCTAGATATTTAATCTCATCTGGCAAAGCATTAAATGCTTCTTGTTTTACTTTTTCAAAGAACTTATTTCTAAAGTAATCCTCAGAGGATTGAAACTCCTGTTCATCATAATCAAAGATTCCTAAGTCATGTGCCCATTTAGCAATTTCTCTAAGAGAATCTTCATCATTATTTTCAGAACTTTCAGAACTTTCAGATGCAGGAGCATCATCCATTTCTACTTCTTCATTTGGGTCAAAAGTATCAATACTTTCAACCTCTTTTAAGGCAGCTTCTTCAAGCTCATCCTTACTTTCTTGTTCCACCTTTTTGCTCGAAAGTTTCAATACTTTCAACTTCTGGAATAGTGATTTTGTCTAATACAGACAAATCTAATTTAGTCTCTTGATTCATATTTATATTCTTTACAACTTACAACTTCACCTATGAAGACAAACAAAAATACTTTAAGCTTAGAACTTTAAACAATAGTTTGTATCAAATTTTTGCATGCCTCTATAGCATTTTATCTATTTACCTTGTCCTTTATACAATTTTTTGTAGTTTTTGGACTTTTTTAGCCCACTAACTTTCTTCTTTGCATGGACTCCTGGTCTTTTTCTTCTAGGTTTTTTCTTATATGTATTACCTGAAGATTTACTTGCGCTAGGTTTTTTAGCCATTATCTTATTTCTTTAAATTTTAATGCTCCATAACAAGTCTGAGAACCTGATAATGAAGTCATCTTTATTGTAACTGTACCTAAACTTCTAACTGCTCCTGCAGCATCTAGAGTTATAGGGTATCTAGAATTAATAGATTCACCAACAGAAACTTTACTACTGCCACTTGCAGGAAGCCATCCACCATCTATTACTATAGTAGGACTACCACTAAGAGTTCCTAAAAAATTATATTGCATACTAGAATATGTAGTATTTATATCATTAAATGTAGTAGTACCACTTATAGCTTGCCCTAGACATAATTCCCAATATACAGGTTGATTGCCTGAATTAAATAGTTCTATTCCTGTTAATATTACTTTTATTCTATTAGTAATAGAATTAAATGTAGTCTTAGGTCTTATACTTAAAACATGTGTACCTCCTGTACCTACAGAAATAGCATCACTTTTTTGTATAAAATCATATCCAAATAAATTAGAACTTTCTGTACCACCTTCTGAAACTACAGCACAACAAATAAATTTCATTGTAGTTACTTACAGTATTAGTACAAGTCATTCCACATCTTATAGGAAGATTAGCAGTTTGAATGTAAGGATATAAAGAAGAATTAGCATGTAAGAATTCATGGCAATAAATTATATTTCCTCCTATATCAAAACCTACTACTTACTCTACCTACATATAAAGCTTGAAAATCTATAACTACTATTTGAGTAGTAGTTAAATCTAATGTTATACCACTAAGACCTGTACCATCTAATGTATCTAAATTCCAATCAGTTTGTGCAACTGTTTCATCTCCTAATGTAGTATCTGAATAAATAGTAAATTGATATGTACCTCCATTATTTTGAAACTCAAATCCATTATTACCATCTGATAAACCTGCAAATTTTAATACATCAGGCATATCTTCAACCATATTAAATGTAATGAAAACTAACTGAGACTTGCTAGGTTGATATGGAATATATTCATAACTCTGCATATATGCTTTACCTCCTGTAGGAGTAGAACTAAATGTCATTAAAGCATTTCTATCTGTAGAACTATGAGATATTGAAGCTCCTAAACCATTTGTAATTTGTTCAAAAAGTAAAGTTATTTAAGTTATAAGTAAATTGAGAACTAAATAATGTAGTAGGTGTACTAATTCTTAATCTACTAAATGCATCTAAGTTAGCTGAATCTGAAAAAGCAAAATTCATTAGTTACTATAGCTGTATTATTTGTAGTAGTTGTATTATCTACTACTGTAGTTGTAGAAGCAGTAGAAACATATTTAGTTAAACGCCCTTCTTTAGTTCCTATATATACATCACCATTACTGTCTATGTACTTATAATTGTACTTAGCTAGTTCCTATTTACATGTATATTAGAGAGTGTACTGTTCATACTATGGAGTTGGGATTTACATTAGCACTAGCTGAGAAAGTAGCTAATAATTGAGGTGAAATTGTACTAATATTATTTAAATCTACATTTACACTTGCAACACCTGCTGTAGTTTTACCTCCTACTGCAAATGTAATATAATCATTATTACTTACATCAAATATTGTACCTCCTGATGTTTATAGGTGTAACCATCTATGCTGCAGGATCTGTAGTAGACCATTGAGCTTGATTTGTATATGGACTTGCAGTAACTTTATAATAAAGAGTAGCGATAGTATCCCACATAAGATCAGCATATTGAATATCTATATCTATTTTATTACCACTTGGGAATATACCTGTTACTTTAGCAGAACTAGAATATAACATAAACTAGGGTCATTATTACTCATCATAGCCTGGGCCAGTATCAAAAGTTAATGGATTAGCATAATTAGCTTGTAAATTATAATAAGCATTTTAGAAATTATACCAATAATGAACCACTATCAGTTATATTAACAATAGTTCCTGTAATACCAATAAGTGAAGTTGCAGCTGTATACCATCTACTGCTAAAATTAACCATTGATTAGGATTAATAGTAATTTCAGTAGGTAGTTCCTAGTGTTGCTGACACGTAGGACAAATATAACTACTGTTTACGGGATAAAAGGTTCCATAAATATGACTAAGAGGTCCATTAATATCCTTATACATTAGTACCATATGTCCATGTAGTAGCTCTACTGATAATATATAATTCCATATGTAGGATCTAAATCACTAATTAATGTATAAATCTATAGGTTGGATTATATACCTGTTATTTGTTGAGCTACATATGAATATCTATATTCAGGAACCTAATAGTATTATCAGCTACTAACCCATCAAAATTTACAGGCATTAGGTGTAACATCTGGAATAACAGGCTCCTGAAAAGGTGCAAGAAAGCCTATTTTAAACATTTAATATTTTAATTATCTAATATTTTAGTTATAGTAATAGTTCCTATAGGAGTTGTTGATGTTATTGTACCTGCAGCTGAACTTAAGCACCAAAACTATAAGCATTAGCTGGTAAAACTGCAAATGTAATATAATCTGAAGACGCAAGTCCTGTTATAGTACCCCCTGATGTTATTTCAGTAAATCCTACATTTAATGGTGTATTTGTAGTTCCACTAGATAATCCTGTTACAGTAGTTGCTCCAGTAGTTGTAGTATAATTTTTATAATAGAATAATCTACCTGAATCTGTACCTGAAGTAGCAGCCCATGTTATAGTAATACTAGCAGTAGTAGGAATACCTAATATTTGTGTAGTATAACAAGCATAACTATAAGTTGGAGTACTAGTTCTAACAACTGATAAGAGGAGCTTACATCAAAAGGTGATATAATAGGTCCTGCTGTTAGAGTAACTGTATCTAAAAGTGTATCATTATTAGAAGCATTATATACTGTAACAGTTCTACTCTACTCCAGCAGTGCCTAACCTAAACCACATATAAGTATTTTTAGGCTACAGTTATAGTAAAAAATCTAAAGATGGATATAGTGGTAATAGTAGCACCTCCTCCTGCAGTAGAATCATTACTAGTATTAGTAAGAACTCTAAAAGTTCCTGCAGTAGGACCTAAAATTCCGATTTTGATAAATAGGATTTGATACTATTCTTAAATTTACAGTTGTTTGGGGCTGAGCCCATGTTACTAAGACCTGAACCTGTAGTAACAGTATTAAGTGCAGTAACATCATTCCAAGTTACAGGTGTTAATGAAATAGGTGTAACAGGTGCTGTACTACCAACTATAAATCCTAATTTATACATATTATTAAGTTAAATCTCCTGTTAAAAACCATTCAGTAGCAGATAATTTTATAGCTGTAGCTGGAGTATATAAAGTAGCTAAGTTTAAAGAACCTGCTTTACTACGAATAGTAACTCCTGTATCTGCAGCAAAAAGTACAGAACCTGCTCCTGTTCTTATAAAATCAATTTGTGAACCAATAGGTACACTAAGAGCAGCTAGTGTAATAGTAGTAGCTGAACCTGAGTTTAAAATAAGAACATATCCTTTATCTTCATTACTAGTAGTATAAGTAGAACTACTAATAGTCTTCATATAATTTACTCCACGTTTAAGATCTACTTTAGGATAGTCACGTGTTTTAGTGGTAGATAAACTCATTTTTTATCGTATTTATTTTTATTAGTTTGAGCAATTCTTAAAGCTGTATCAGCTTTCATTTTTTCAATCTTTTCTCTAGATTGAATTTCTTTTTCTTTAATAGAAAGCTCTCTATTTTTTATATTTTTCTTCTTTAGCAACTTTTACTTTTTCAGCTTCTAATTTCATTTTATCAATAAATGATTTAGAATACTCAGCTTGTTGTTTTAAAAGCATGGTCAGTTATTTCCATAGGGTCAGGAATAGAATTCATATTTAAATCTAATTCCTGTTGACGTGCATATACTCCTATCTCTGCAACTTGAATCTTAGTTTGATTAGAAGTATCATTAATATACTGCTTTAACTGCATATCTTCTTGATGCATTTGTTGTTGTGCAGCAATTTGCTGTTGTTGCATCTGAGATTGTTGCTCTTGTTGAGATTGTTGCTGTTGCATCTTCTCATCATAGTAAGCTTTAAGAGTAGCACGAATTTCAGATACAGATTCTGTAGAATAAATATCTGCAATTTGATGGAAATGCCATTTGATCATTCTGAAGAGCAAACTTCATATGTTCTTTCATAGCTTGGAATACTTCCATATCCTTGTTATCATCTGTAACAAATACTCCATAATCTGCATTATTAAACTGCTCTCCATCTACTTGGAATAATACAGTTTGCATATCATCTGTTACATATTGTAATGTCTTACTACCATCTCTATATACATCTTTAGCAACTTCTAACAAAGCTTCACATACATCTAACTTAGTTAAATTATGCATCCTGAATAAATCTTCAGTTACTAAAGAAGATTGTACAATACTTCTTTCAACATTACCTACTAACTCTTGATTAGAAATAGCACCTAGACGTTGAGGAGGAACACCTGCAGTATTTTGAATCTTTCTTTCAATTTCTTGAAGAAGCTGAATATTAAACTGAATGTAACTACCCATCTCAAGATTTAATTCTTTATTTTGAGTAGACATATTCTGATTAATACCCATACGCTTGTTACCTTCATTCATTGAATTAACAAAACCTACACGCATTGCTCTAGCATAGTACATCCATTTATCTATCTCCCATCCATCAGGAATCATAGACACATCAAGTAAAGCAATTTTACCCATGTTTGTAGCTAATGCTAACTCTGTATCATACCATATAATAAAGTACAAATAAACCCAAGGAACTAAACGGTCCATTAAACTAGTACTTTGAGTATTTGTAGCTGAGCACATTCTACCAAAATATCCAGATTTACATTTAGACATATTATCCATAGACCTAAATTGCTGTGGTCTACGACGAATCATAGGTTCAATGTACATATCCATACCAATACGTATACCTTCCCAATACTCAGATACCCAATACCATTCAATTCTTTGTTGAGGGTCTTTTTTATCCCATTTCCATGACTCGTCTACAGTAAAACTTTGTTCTTCTCCTGTTTGTGGATCAATGTAATAAAATGTACCTATCTTTCTAAATGACTTCCAACGTACTCTGTATACAGGAATCCTATCAATAAAACTTTCTTGGTTCTGAAAGTGATAGATAGTTTCTACCTCTTTAATAGTAAGAGGATTAATTACCTGATTTCCAGGAATACCACTAGGATAATAGTTCTCAAGCTCATCAATTTGTTCAGGTGTAAGCACCTCATAAAACTCATCAATGATTTGATTAACTGTCATATAATTCTCTTCTAAGATTTGGTCACATTCTTCAATTGAATCATTATTCTCACCAATCTTAAAAAATATTTGTAAAGGATTTACACGAATAACTCGTGCTTCTCCTGCCACTTCTTCTACTCTATAAAATTCTTCTCCTGCAATTAACCAATCTTTCCAACCTGTAGCAAACTTATCTTTAAGTCTTTCATGTTTTTTATAATAAGTTAAAAACTTTTCAGCTGTAACTTCACGCATATCTTTAACAGACATTTGTGAAGCTTTAATTACATCTTCAGGAGTAGGAATTTCTTGTGGCTGTTCACCTTTTGCTGAGCTTCTTGAGCAGCCATCTGAGCATCCATTGTTAAAAATCATATAATCCTTTTACAATAGCTTGTTTTAATTTTTCTTCTTTATCTGTTACTGCTGTATCATTAACTACACGTACAATTGGATTGAAAAATCTTTTATGTTCTTCTCCAAACAATACATTAAATATAGGAAAAAGAATATCATAAGGTTGTAATGTAGCAGGTAACTGAAATTTATTAGGTTGATTTTTACCTAAATTAAAGGATTAGTTATATGTTCAAAATGAGTAATATCAATCTTATTATTTAATAAGTCGTAATTTCTCTTTCTTTCTGTAACTGACCTTCTTCTTTGTTGAGTCTTTACCTTTTGTTGAAGCTATAATAGCATCTACACACTTGTGTTTCCACTCAAGTGTTTCTTTTAACTTCCCTAAGCACTTTCTGCCTAGGAAGTATGACTCTATCTTGATATACTACTTCCATTTAAATCTAATTAACCTAATTTACAAAACTATTTTTTTTACTATAATAATCAATAGGTTACTGATAATAATTAGTACGTCCTATAGCAAATTGTGACTTCTTCTCAAAGCCATTTTGAAAGAAGTCATGGTCTAAGAAAGTTTTAACTTTTTCTTCAATCTTAACATCATACTTACGCATTTCTTCTTTCTGATATAAAGCTACCATTAAAGCCATTACACGGTCAAAGTTACCATTAGGATTATAAAGAATAAGCTCTTTTAATAAAGGCTGGCATCTAATCTTATGAGCTACTTTAACATCACCTTCATACGACTTTCTAAGCCACGTATTAATTAAACCTTCTCCATATCTTTTAATCTCATTAGACATATGTATACCATAGCCTCTATCTACAGTACTACCTGCTACTACATCCTTAATTAACTTAGGCTGCTTAGCAAGTAAGTGCAATGCTCCACAAGACTCAAAGTAAGTGAACACACCTTTCTTTTCATTCTCATATAAAGCCACAGCATTATAGTATAATAAAAGTCGTCTACAATATTCATAAAAGTCATTTGCTGTTTCAGGTCTACCTGAGTATTCTGCTACAATTCTATTAGTTAAATTATCTAGAATTATAATAGAACCCAAGGAACCTGAGTTTGATTTATCATGATCATAAGGGTCAATACCTGCAATATATCTACCCCAAGGAATTATACCATCTTCATCTTTAATAGGATGCTCGTATAATACTATTGAACCTTCTACTGAAGCTTCTGCTTTTAATGGGAAGTCATAGATAGGTCTATTCTTAGGATTATTCCTCCACTCTGTTTCTCCTTCAGGACTAATAATAACATCCCCTATCCATTCAGCATCTGCTAGTTTACTACTCTCTATATGAGCAAGAGTATACTGTAAATCTTTAAGTGGGAAGATGTTATTTGTTTTTGACAAGAATACTTCACTAGGAACAATAGGATTGTACACAACATACTCGTCATAAGCACTAGCATCTTTAGCCAGTTTTTTCTTTCTCTTTGCTCTTCCTCACCAAGTTTAGCAAGATGGAGATTAGTATTACCAAGCTCATCTTTATAATTTATTTTAGTATATGTTGATGGAAAGAATAAACCTATTTTTCCCCTATTCTCATAAATGTCTTCAAACACCAAACAATCATAAGCTTCAGGGTCATAAAACATTTTCTGAGAAGCAAGAGTTCCGCCACCCACCATATCACCACCTGTACCAATGTAAAGAGTAGAGCCAAACTTATAATTATTGAGTCTTTGAGTGTTTTCATCTGCAAAATGTGATTCTATAAGATTCTCCCACACCCCTATCTCTTCACCAATCTTTATTGTATTTCTACCCCCTACTCCCGCAAGAGGTTTATCTTTATAAACTCTAGGTTTAAAACAGCTTCTAGTTCCTACCATTTGCCATTTACCACCTACTTTCTTTTTGTAATAATTTTCTACCTTCTTCCCAGGCAACCAAGTACCTGCTAAAGTCTTAGAAAAAGGAGCAGGATAATATATCCCATTAACTTCCATACCGCCAGGATAGTTATTCAACACGTCCTGTATTTTAGTAATCAAGTCATTTACATAAGGAGCATTATATGCACTAAGCATAATCTCTGCAGTTTCCTTAGGTATTTCTCCAGGTGTATATTCTTTTTGACCATCAGTTAGATACTCATGTGCAGCTACATTAGCAGCCCAATAAGATTTACCCCAACCACGAGGTCCCATTAATAAAAGATTTTTGGCTTCTTTATTGTATAAGGTTTACCTAAATCTTCTTTTTGTCTAGTCCTAAGAAAAGACCTTATATCTTCTACATCTCCTACCTTTTCAAATCCAGATAGACCTCTAGCTTCAATCCAATAATAGGCTAAATCCCACACATAGTCTAAATCCCAAGGCCTATCTTTCTTTCTAGTTTTCTTTTCTCCTAATACAATAGTGGCATAGTTCAAGTAATGGTACAATTGTGGAGGACACCACGCACCATCAATCCATACTCCCTCTATAACCTTCTTCTTTTCACCTCTCCAAAAAGTCAAGATAACCTTGACTAAGAGGATGCAACTTAGGTATATTAGGTAGTACAAAATCTCTTCTATCGTTCCACATTATATTTCTCCTCGTTCAGTTAAACTTTCCATACCACCTCCTATCATAGTACCAGCTTCACCATCTTGTACTAACCTAGACATAATTTCTTCATACTCTGAGTATAACTTAGAATTAGATAAAAGTCTTTTTCAATCTCATCAGCAGTCTCTGCAGAATACTTAAGAGTCTTCATATACTCAGTCTTCTCATTCATAAGCCTTTCCCATTCAGCCATCTGCTTCATAGGTACTGACTTATACCTTTCCCACTCCTTAATATACTTTTCTAATGTACTCCAATCAAAAGAAACATCCTTCAATATATCTTCAGACACAAGCTTCTTACGTTCAGCTTCAGACAATGGCTCTATATTTAGAATCAAAGTCTGAGAATAAAGCTATAGCCCACATCAATCTACTTGACTGAGTTTTACCTTTACTCTTATCTTCTAATATACAACGTATTGTAAATACCAGGAGCTTTTAACTGAGGATTAACTTCCCAAAAGTTAGCAGTTACATCCCATGAATCAATAACTTTCATAGTTTGGATAAGGTACGTATTCTCTAATTAAGATACTATCAAAATTTAAGAATGAGTTTCTTTTAAGACTTCTTAATAAAGTACTTTTATCTGTAAATCCTTCTAAACAAGTAGCTAATTCTTTAGTACCTTTCTGTAAAGTCCAGTACCACTTATTATCTACTGTAGAAAAATAATACAGCAGAGTATACTTCTTCATTATTGTAGGTTTTCTAATTTGTAAATTGTACTATAAAATAATTCTTCAATACCATCAATCTGATTTTGTACATAACTATCCTGACAGATACCTTTACGAGATTCTTTTACATAGTTTAAACAACCTCTTACATAATTAAGTGGAGTACCTGCTACACTATTATCATAAGAAACAGAATAACTATAGTCTAAAAGACCCATTTTACCTTGCATAGATTCAGCTAAGCTATCTACTAAATCAGGTAACTCATCATACAAACTTCCTAAAGCCATATGTGCAGCATACGCACCTGGACCTTTAGCTCTTAAATGTAAAATATGTACCTGTACAGCAGCAGCCATTAAATATGCACAAAATTCACCTTCTGAAGGATAATTTACTCTACTAGCCATACTAGTAGCTTTCTTTGGAGGAGTTGGAATAGCCATTAATTTAATTTTTGTGTTTTAAGTGATTCTTTATATTCTTTTTCATCCTTGATATAAGCCATATCTACCTTAACCATTACATCAAAGTCACGTATAATAGCCCAATCTCTATCATACATTCTAAATACATCTATCTGTCTACCTTGTAAAGCTACCCAATCACCTACTTTTAACTCTTCAATTACAGATCCTGGTGTATGTTGTGTTGGTAAAGCTACTACAGGGTGTGCAATAGACTTAGTTTCTTCAGCTCCTGTAGGTAAATAAATACCACCTGAAGTTTTTAAGTTACGAACATACTCAATAAGAATATGTCCATTCATAGGAGTGAAATGCTTACGCATTTTTTCGTGTAGAACGCTTTGTTCTGTTGGTTGATTTTCCATTTATATTATTAGTTTGTTTAAATCCTTGTATTTGTACATCTGTACCATCCATTTTATATTGCATTATTTCTTCATAAGCTTCTTCTAACACCATCCATCCTAAATTATCTACATAAATTCTACATCTATTTAGCATTGGATTACCTTTATTATTAAAAAAATAATCTACAATCTTTATATCACTTAAGTCAATAACACTTTTACCTTTTGCATTCCTCTTAATTACTTTTTCTTTAGCATCTGTAAGGTTTGTTATGTATGATACTTCTATTGAGTATCCTCCTTTGTTACGTCTGGCCATAAATTTAAAGGGCATTCTGATTTTAAACTTCTACTTTTAGCCTCTAATACACAGCCGCATAACTTACATCTTGAAAGCATTCCTATTTCAGGAGTAGTACTATTATGTTTACAAGATATACATAATCCTAATCTTTCTGCTGCTATAGCTTCTACCTTAGGATTTAAGTCAATCAGGTTTTTCCAACCTTCTGCTATTTCTGCTAACTTCTTTATCATACTTTTCTTTATTAATATACTTCAACTTCATAGTAGGAACAACAAACTTACCAAACTTAGGTAACAATATATTATCTCCTTTCTCTTCCCTCATTGTATTAGCAACCATTTCAAACATACTCCTAAAAGCAAGTTCTATTTTATGCTTTGGTATACCTGTTTCAAATGCTACTTTCTTGTATATTTCATCCAAATCTATCTTCATTTCTCAGGTTCAAATGCTATATACAACCTAAACTTGTTATCTTTAGGATAATTAGTCAATTTAGGATTTATACCATCTACATCTATAAACCCTCTATCCTTCAAAGACTGTAACAACTTATTAAATAACTTAGCATTTATCTTCATTTTTTCCTAATAGCTTCATATGTCTTCTCATTAAAAAGAAGCTCATTTAAAACTGCAGGATCATAATGTTTATGAGTATAATGAAGAGTCATTAAAGATGACAATATATCTACCTCTCCTTTACTAAGGTGTAACACTGGATTTAACCATGTAAGATAAGTAGCAAAGAATCTATCTTTAGGTGTCTTAATAGTAATCATATATTCAAAGATAATAGGAATAACATATTCGTGACAAAAAAATAGCCTAACTCATTAAGAATCAGGCTAATTATTTTTTAAGCTAATTTTTTACCTTAATATGGGGTATGTCCATTATAATACCACCTTCTTAAAGTAATTAAATCACAAGTATCCATACCTGTAGGAGGCATATCATGTAAATAAATAACTCTTTTAAAGAAAGTCCCATCTTCACAAGCTTCATTTAACTTATCATTACCATATATTCTTGATGACAAGCTTTACAGTTCTTAGAAATGATAGGTTTAATATCTAGCTACATAACTAATATTCTTCTTACCACAAGGAGCCATGTTCTCTTTCATCATTTTCTTTATTCTTACAACCAAGTCCTAAGAATAAGAAAAATAACAAGATAGTCAATAATAACAATAGTTTTTTCATAACATAATTTTAAGCTAAAGTAACTATTTAACTCTTTAACTACCAAATAATTACAATTACGACTAATCTCCATAGCCCTGCAAAGTTGGTGCCATTTTTCACATGATATAAGTAATAATGTATCATCTTAGTGGTTTGGCTCAGCGTCGGTGGAGGATTCTGCTGCCTCAATATGGCATCAATCTGCCCATAAGCCCCCTATGCTACTTATTCGGTATGGATTCCCTTTACCCATTACCACGGTTTTACGGGTGATACCTTTGTATGTTACCCTGTGACGGCTTTATTGATCTTTAGTGCTTATGTACTAAAGCTATAAATATTATAATTATGATATTTATTTGTTGCGTTTTGTATTCAACATTTTCATGTGTATGCTGTTGATCTTCAAAAAGTTCATAGAATCTTACTGTTCATTTCAAAGTACAAAAAGCGTGCAAGTAAAAATTTTTATTACATTTTTCAGTTTTATGAGTGACGATCGACCGCATTTTTATTATAAGCTAAAGAATTACAGTCCACTACAAATTTTACTTTTGAAGGAGTATCGAAAATGAAAGGCGTAGTCAACTCATCATAAAATTATTGATATGTTCCACTCTCAAAGGAGCTTACCTACTTACCACTACATATTTTACAGCATATAATATCAAAGAAAAATGAAACTACTAATAACGCAGAGTTGGCAGGAAAACTTATCTCTAATTTAGAGTTAAGAAAGAATGACAATGGCGAGTTTTATGTGTGGAACGGGAAATTATAATCCCGTTTTTTTAAGTAAGAGCAGTGATTTACACAGCACTGCTCTTTTTTACTTAATGTTAAGCAAATAGCCTTAATTCTAGTTAAACGGGTTAAATGCTTGATATACTAGATT